TTATTTATCAATATACCAGTATGTATTTTACATGAGTTGTCCTAATCCAGATTTAAATCCTTTCTTTAATTTGCCAGAGCATGAGAAGGAGGATATAATTATTGAAGAGGTGCAACTTGAAGAATCTACAGAAGATCCTATTATTGCAAGAGCATTAGAGTTATGTCAGAAGATGTATGAAACACCCACATACAGGGCATATAAGGGCATTAAGTCCATGCTAGATAGATTGGCTAGGTACATGGAAACAACTTCAATAGAGCACGGGAGAGACGGTAATATCAACTCATTGGTTAATGCTGCTGCAAAGTTTGAGCAGATTAGAACATCATATAAAGGTGCATTTACAGATATGAGACAAGAGCAAGAAAGTTCTGTAAGAGGTGGACAGGGGTTAGCATATGATCAATTATAATTATGAATAACGAGTATATTTTCCCATATTGGGATGACATTAAATTAATTAAAAATGAAAAATCAGAAAATCACACCGGTAGGAAGAAAGATTCTAGTAAAGAAGAAAGAAGCAGAGAAGTACTTTGCAGGAACATCAATACTAATTCCAGAGGGAACGGGGAAGAAAGAGTGTAAAGCTATTGTGGTAGCTGTTGGTAATACTGTAGAGCTTATTGAACCAGGACAGGTTATTCAGTATGCTGACTATGCTAAACCAACAGTTATGATACATGATGGTGAAGAACACTTTCTTCTAAATGCTGAAGATGTGTTTGCAATCATAAATGCATAAGTCAATACACACATATGACAATGGTACCTGGCGTACCACAGAGTTTGAGACTCGTGAAGATTTTATAAACTTTTTACTCCCCTTGTTCAAAGAGCCTGGGGAGTATGCTTTTGATGAAACTGCGTCTATATTTAATAAAGAAGCTAGATTCTTTGAAGAGTATGGATTTTACTGTGATAAACCTTTTAGATCTAAAGACTTTATAACTTATTGGGAAACCGAAAAGAATAAATGTCGTGATGGTGTAATATATCACAACAAAGGAACTACATGGTATCTTACCAGAGACTATTACATGTGGTTAAACTTCTTGCCTATTTTTAATAAGGAAGAAAAGAAGTTTGGTTTTGCTAAAGTAAGAGATGCGCAATACCATATGGCTTTGTATGAGCTACTTGCAGAACTGCACTATAAGCATTCTGCAATACTTAAAAAACGTCAGATAGCTTCTTCTTACTTTCATATGGGTAAGATCATAAATACCTATTGGTTTGAGGAGGGTAGTATTTGTAAGATTGGCGCTTCTCTTAAAGACTATATTAATGATAAGGGATCATGGAAGTTTCTTGATGAGTATAAGACATTCTTAAATGAGCATACTGCATGGTATAGACCATGTAATCCTGAGAAGGTTCTTTTGTGGGAGCAGAAGATTGAAGTAAAGGTAAATAATCGTAAAACATCCAGAGGCCTTAAATCTAAGATACAAGGTGCATCTTTTGAGAAGAGTGCAACAACTGGAGTTGGTGGTCCATGTTCTTACTTCTTTCATGAGGAGGCTGGTATTGCACCTAAGATGTCTGAGACCTATGAGTACTTAAGACCTGCAATGATATCTGGTATGGTTACCACCGGTATGTTTATTGCCGCAGGATCGGTAGGGGATCTAGATCAATGTAATCCATTGAAAGATATGATATTAAACCCTGCAGCTAATGATATATATACTGTAGAAACTAACTTATTGGATAAGGATGGTACTATTGGTATGGCAGGATTATTTATTCCTGAGCAATGGTCCATGCCTCCGTATATTGATGAATATGGCAACTCTCTTGTGAAAGAAGCTCTTGAAGCTATTAGGAAAGAAAGAGCAGAGTGGAAGACATCTTTAAATCCAGAACAGTATCAGTTAAGGATATCTCAGAAACCAACAAATATATCTGAAGCATTTGCATATAGAAAAGAATCTATTTTTCCTCAAGGAATATTATCTAAGCAGTTAAAGGCAATAGAGGAAAAAGAATATGCATATGAGCATCTAAAACTTGAACGGGATGAGAAAGGTATTATTGCTAAGCGTACAGAAAAACTTCCAATATCTAAGTTTCCTGTGGACAGAAAGATGGCAGATAAAACAGGGTGTTTAGTAGTATGGGAGCGTCCCACTAAGAATCCGGAGTTTGGTACATACTATGCTTCCATTGACCCCGTATCAGAAGGTAAGACAACTACATCAGATTCATTGTGCAGCATCTTTGTATACAAGAACCCGGTGGAGGTTACTAGAGAAACAGAGAATGGGTTAGAGCATTTTATAGAAAAAGATAAAATAGTTGCCGCATGGTGTGGTAGGTATGATGATATTAATAAAACACATGAGCAACTAGAGCTGATTATAGAATGGTATAATGCATGGACAATAGTGGAGAATAACATTTCATTATTTATTCAGTATATGATCAGTAAAAAGAAACAAAAGTATCTTGTACCAAAGCAACAGATATTATTCTTAAAGGACCTTGGTTCCAATAGATCTGTATTTCAAGAGTATGGTTGGAAGAATACTGGTACATTATTTAAGAGTCATTTAATATCTTATGCTATTGAGTTTCTTAGAGAGGATATAGATGAAGAATTAGATATAGAGGGTAACATTATATCTACTACTAAAGGAGTAACAAGAATCCCTGATAAAATGCTCCTTACTGAAATGTTAGCCTACTATCCAGGTTTAAATGTTGACCGTTTAGTTGCATTTTCAGCACTGGTTGCTTTTGCAAAAATACAGCAATCTAATAGAGGATACGCTAAAAGAAAGGAATCTAATATAGATAATTCATTGCAAAAGTCAGAAAATTTGTATAAATTAAAGTATAGTCCGTTTAGTAATATGGGTAAGCGAAAGTCTATGAGAACTAAAGGAACTAAAAGATCAGGGTTTAAAAATTTTAGATAATGAGAGTAGTTAATGCTTTGCAGTTAAAGAAAGGTGCAAAATCAGAAGGTAAGTATCCAACTACCTCAAGTTTAACTCAACCTATTCAATTTCTATCTTCTAAGAAAAAAGATGATGATTGGTCAGCATGGAATTTAGATTGGCTTGAACTACAAGGGTTAGAGTTTTTAAGAATGCATTCTAGAAGATTACTTAAGAACTATAAATTAGCAAAAGGTATTATTGATAAAACAGATTACATTATTGAAGAAGATAATGAATATAAAGATCTAATGGATGTCTTAACAAAAGAAGACAGCTCAGCATTAGAGTTAAAGTTTTATCCTATTGTTCCAAATGTTATAAATGTATTATGCGGTGAGTTTACAAAGCGTATATCTAAAGTTCAGTTTAGAGCTGTGGATGATACATCATATAATGAAATGCTTGAGCAAAAAAGAGCTCAAGTAGAACAAACTTTACTAGCAGAAGCAGAAACAAAGTTAATACAGAAGATGATTGAAATGGGAGCTAATCCCGCTGATCCTGAAGTTAGCAAACAACTTTCACCTGAAAATATAAAAACACTTCCTGAGATTGAAGACTTTTTTTCTAAGACATACCGTAGTATGGTAGAAGAATGGGCAACGCATCAAATGAATGTTGACCAAGAAAAGTTTAAAATGCAAGAGCTTGAGGAAAGAGCATTTAGAGATATGCTTATCACAGATCGTGAGTTTTGGCATTTTAAAATGTTAGATGATGATTATGATGTTGAGCTTTGGAATCCTGTACTTACATTTTATCAGAAGTCTCCTGATACAAGATATATATCAGATTCAAATTTTGCAGGTAAGATTGATTTAATGACGGTTTCAGATATCATTGACAAGTATGGTTACTTGATGAATGACGAACAACTTGAGTCACTTGAAAAGATATATCCTGCACGTTCTGCTTTATATCAAGTTAATGGATATCAAAATGATGGTGCATATTATGATTCATCTAGATCTCATGAGTGGAATACAAACATGCCAGGCTTAGCCTATAGAAAGTTTGTAAGTAATTGGTCCGATGATCCTGCAAAAGGTGGTGATATAGTAAGTGCTATTCTCAATGAAGGTGAAGATGTTAAACAATGGGGTGAAGGAACTTTAATGAGAGTTACTACTACGTATTGGAAAACTCAAAGAAAAATTGGACACCTTGTTGCAATTGATAAGAGTGGAAAAATAACTCAAGAGATTGTTGATGAGAATTATAAGGTTACAATGAAACCTATATATGATACATCAATATTTAAAAATAAAACTAAAGACAATTTAGTTGAAGGTGAGCATATAGATTATATTTGGATTAATGAAGTATGGGGCGGCATTAAGATTGGTCCAAACTTACCTGCATTTTGGAGATCTAATATGGCTGATAATATTAATCCTATTTATTTAGGTATTGATAGAAAGAAGCCTGGTAGAATTCCATTTCAGTTTAAAGGTAATCATACAATTTATGGATGTAAACTTCCGGTAGAAGGAAGAGTATTCTCTGATAGAAATACTAAATCTACTTCTTTAGTTGATTTAATGAAAGCATATCAGGTTGGTTATAACATGGTTAATAATCAGATAGCTGACATTCTAGTAGATGAACTTGGTACTGTTATTATGTTTGATCAAAATGCATTGCCTCGTCACTCTATGGGTGAGGACTGGGGTAAGCATAACTATGCTAAGGCATATGTAGCAATGAAGGATTTCCAGATGTTACCATTGGATACTTCTATTACTAATACAGAGAATGCTACAAACTTTAATCACTACCAGGTTCTTAATATGGAACAGACTGGTAGATTGATGTCTAGAATCCAACTTGCTAATTATTTTAAACAGCAATGTTTTGAATCTATAGGGATTAATCCACAAAGATTAGGGGGTGCTATTTCACAACAAACAGCAACAGGGGTTACTCAAGCAATGAATGCATCATATGCACAGACAGAAATGTACTTTGTACAACATTCAGATCATTTAATGCCTAGAGTACACCAGATGCGTACAGACTTAGCTCAGTATTATCAAAGTACAAAACCTAGCTTAAGGCTTAGTTATATTACAACAGAGGCTGAAAAAGTTAATTTTGTAATGAACGGCACTGATCTTTTACTTAGAGACTTTAATATTTTTGCTACAACAAAAACTAATCACAGAGCAATCTTAGATCAGTTAAAGCAAATGGCACTTACAAATAATACAACAGGTGCTAGTATATATGATCTTGGTAATATCATTAAAGCTGATTCAATTGCAGAAGTTACAGATATCTTGAAAGATGCTGAAACAAAACAACTTGCAATGCGCCAGCAAGAAATGCAGCAACAGCAGCAAATGCAGCAACAACAATTGCAAGCTAAAGCAGAAGAAGAAAAAATGAAGCTTGAGTTTGAAGCTAATGAAAATGATAAAGAACGTCAAAAAGATCTTTTGGTTGCTGAGATTAAATCTGCAGGTTATGGTGCAATGCAAGATATTGATCAAAATCAGATGAGTGATTACAGAGATGCTGTAAGAGATCTTAAACAAACAGAACAGTATCAGTCTCAAATGGAGGTTAAGAGAGAAAAAATTTCTACTGATAAAAATATAGCTAATCAAAGAATGCAAATAGAACGTGAAAGATTGATTACGCAAAGGGATGTAGCTAATAAGAATCTTCAGATTGCACGTACTAATAAGAACAAGTATGATATGATGGATTCAAAAGATTCAGATGCTCAAGAACCTAAAGAATAAAAAGATTTTATCTATAGCTATGTACTACAGAAATTAAAGTTTTCTGGTCAAATATTTTAAGTTTATTAGAATATTTTGATTATATTATTAATGTATTAAAACCAATAAATTATGAGTAATAACGAAAGCAACGTGAACACTAAGGTAGAAACAGTTGATGTAAACATTGATGAAATATTTGGAGCTGCTCCAACAGGTGCTGATATGGTGACTGATGAAAAGCCAGCTCGTCCAAATATTTTTGGACCTGTTAAACCTCAAGCAGATATGTCATTTACTGAGCCAGAAGAATCTGAGCCAGTTACAGAAACTGATGAACCTGTGGTAGAAGAATCAACTGAAGAAGTTCAAGAAGAAGTTCAAGAAGAAGTAGTAAAAACATCTACAGATGCTACTGCAACAAAAGAAGCATCTGATCTTTTAGACTCTATTGATGCAGAAGAAACTACAGAAACAAGAGGTAGAAAAAGGATTTCAGGTATTACAGATGTATTTCAAAAGTTAATTAAGGATGATAAGATCATTCCTTTTGATGATGATAAAGCACTTGAAGATTATTCTGCTAAAGATTGGCAAGAACTTATTCAAGCTAACTTAGATGAAAAAGCAAATGCTGTACGTAGAGAAACTCCACGTCAATTCTTTGAAAGTCTTCCAAGAGAACTTCAAGCAGCTGCTAAGTATGTAGCTGATGGAGGTACTGATATGAGAGGTTTATTTAGTACACTAGCTGCAGTAGAAGAAACAAGATCATATGATCCATCATCTAAAAGTGGTCAAGAAGCTATTATTAGAGAATATCTTGGTGCTACGGGTTATGGTACACCTGAAGAGGTTCAAGAAGAGATTGAGACTTGGAAAGATCTCGGTAAGCTGGAACAACAAGCTAAGAAGTTTAAACCAAAGTTGGACAAGATGCAAGAAAAGATTGTTCAACAAAAACTTAAGCAGCAAGAAGCTAAAAAAATTCAGAAGGAAAATGCTTCTAAGCAATACATGAATAATGTATACGCAGCATTAAAAGAAGGTTCTGTTGGAGATATTAAAATTGACAAGAGAACACAATCAATGTTATTTAATGGATTAGTTCAACCTGCATATCCTTCAATTAATGGTAGCAATACAAATTTATTAGGACACTTACTTGAGAAGTATCAATTTGTAGAACCTAACTATCAGCTTATTTCTGAAGCATTATGGTTACTGCAAGATCCTGGTGGATACAAAGCTAAGATTATGGAGAAAGGTTCTCAAGCAGCTGTTGAGAAAACAGTTAGAAAATTGAAGACTGAACAATCTGTAAAGACTTCTGGTGAGAGAGCAACTGAACTAAGTGAGACAAGTAGCAGAAGAAAACTACCTAGAAAACAAAATATTTTTAAACGATTTTAATTTTTTTTATTTTTTTATTTTTTTAATTTTTTTAATTTTTATCAATTATGGCAACTCCGGTTTTAAATAATGGGATATTCTTGAGAGATACGCAATATAAAGCGAGCTCTCATGTTGATTCCTATCACCTAACTGCAATGTTAGGTAATGCAGAGCCAATGGACATGGGTCCTGTGGATCTGTGGGCAATGACCCAAAAGGTTGAAATGCCCCTTTATCAAATGGCTTCTTTTGGTGGTCAGAACACAATTATGGTTGACAATGCTCGTGGTGAGTATAAGTGGCAAACTCCAATTGCTCAAGATCTTCCATTTGTTGTGGCAAACATTGCTGGCGCAGGTACAAAAGGTGTTGATGGTACTACTTTCCAAATCAAGCTTTCTAAGCGCGCTTTTGGACATGGTGACATTATTACTTATGACAAGTACAATGGTCTTGAACTTTACATTACTGCTGATGATATTCTTCCTGCAGGTGATGGGTTCATTTACACTGTACAATTAGTTAACAATAACAGCTCTGCAGGATTAGATGCTGATACTTACTTGTGCCCTGGTACTAAGTATTTCAGAAAAGGTTCTGCAAGAGGTGAGTATGGTGAAAGATTCTCTGATATTGAGACAGGTTCTGGTTTCCGTGAATTCTACAACTTTGTAGGAGGAGCAGAAGCTCACGTACATTATTCTATTTCTTCTCGTGCAGATCTTATGATCAAAGGGGGAATGAATGCTGATGGTACTGTACCTGTAACTGAGATCTGGAGAAACTTTAACCAAGATCCTAACAATCCTTCTGTATCTTCTATTGAAGAGTTGGTAGCTGGTATGGGTAAAGCAGGTGCTAGAGATGCGTTTGAAAACGGAACTCTTTCTAGAACTTTCATTACTAACCTAGAAGCTGCTCACCTTTCTAAAATTGCCAATGACATTGAGACTTACTTAATGTGGGGTAAAGGAGGTAGAATTAGACAAGACGGACCAGATGATATCAGACTTTCTGTAGGTCTTTGGTCACAGTTGGATAACTCATTTAAGAGAGTATACAACAAGTCTCAATTTACATTAGATATGTTTAAGTCTGAGCTTTACAACTTCTACCAAGGTAAAGTTGAGTTCAAAGGTCCAGACCCACAAAGAAAGCTTATTGTTCAAACTGGTATCGGTGGTATGCAGTTGATCAACAAAGCTATTGCTAATGAGGTTTATGGTTCTGGTCTTGTGCAGAATGCTTCTGATATTGGGGCAGTAACTGGACAAGGTATGGATCTTGACTTTGGATTTTCTTATACTAGCTTTACCATTCCATTCTTGGCTAATGTGAAGTTTGTATTGAATCCTGCATTTGACAATCTACATACAAATGATATTGAGAATCCATTGATTGATGGTCGTCCACTTTCTTCATTCAGCTTCATCATCTTTGATGTTACTGACGAAGGAAATGACAACATCTATCTATTGAAACTCAATTGGGATAATCAACTCAAGTGGTTCTACCAAAATGGTACTATGGACTACATGGGAAGAACTCAAGGATTTGCGTCTACTGGACAGTTTAATGGTTACAGAGTTTATATGACTCAAACCATGCCAGCTGTTTGGGTTAAAGACCCAACCAAGGTTCTTAAGATTGTAATGAGAAACCCAATTACAGGTGGATCATTCTAATTATTAACTTGAAAAAGGGGGGAGCAAGTCTCCCCCTTTTTTTCTTAAATTTTT